TCAGCGTTATACACTAACTTATTACGATAATTAGTCTGAACTTCTTTCAAATACTGTTCAGCTCTCGCTTTAGGTAAGTTACCTACATCAATGTAGAAGATTCTTCTTTCAGGTGCTCTTGATATCCTATAGATAACAAGTGCATCTTCTAACATTCTTAATTGGTTCACAGGTTTTAATGCCTTGTGTAAATAACCAACTACTACTGTTTTATTGTAATCAAGTAACCCGGAAGTTACATGAGTTACAGCATCATTATGGATTCTAACAGTCTGGCCAGTATTATTACCAGTCTTATCAAATCCATCATCATTATAGATATAATATTCTAATACATCTGTAACTAATTCAACGCCTGTTTTCTCCTCTTTATCCTTTGTGACCTCTCTGATCTTTCTGATCTTCTGTGGGTCAATAGGGCGTAGACCTTGAATTCCTTTTTTTGGAGATGCCTTATCAATCATTTTATGATAATACAATCTTCCATCAACATACCATTTTCTGTATATGTCATGGGATAAATCCCGAAATCCTAATAATGTAAGTATTTCTTCAAATTCTTCACGAATTTTCTTTTTAATACCCTCTGGTATCTTTTCAACTCTATCCAAGTTAATAGATACTGGAGAATCTAAATCATTAGATGCTAATGATTCATTTACTATATCTTCAATAGCGCTATCACATTCTGGAACTAGTGCCATTGTTCTGTATCTTTGTACTAGGTCGGCTTCATTCTTAATTCCGCCTTCCATGTCAACATACTGACCAATGACTCCTCCGGTAGCTGCAAAGCCACCCATTCCCTGTTCAGTACTAATCTCAATGACTGAACCATCATTAGAAGGTGGGACAAAACTTTGTGCTTTAGTTTTGTCCTTCTTCCGTTTAATCTCGTATCCAAATAAGTCCATATTATATATTTATACTCCCTTTAAAAGAAGTTATTTGCTTCTTTCAAAGTGTGAATAAGACCATGTAACATCAAATTTTTCAACTTCATCAGCACCAGAACTATCTAAAGTTATGGCTGCTAATGTTGAAGGCCACATATTGAAAAATTCATAAGTGGCTATGATATTATCTGCTCTATCCAATTGTGATACAGTTGCTCTATCTTCCATGTAATCAAAACCGATAGTTCCACTACTTGCATCTAATGGAACAATTTCTTGCATCCACTGCTCAACAGCAGTTCTTACAGAAAAATCATTGTCATTATAGACACTAGTTCCCCAGGTTTCAAAAGTTCTATCACCAGCCAGTTTTATAACCATACCTTGATAAGTTATAGATGATTCACCTATTTGTTGCTGAGGTAAAGAAGCTGCATGAATTAGAAATTCCTGTCCACTAGGAAGTCTTGGTATAAAAACCTTAAATCTGTTAGCTCTTGGACCAGCACCTATAAGATTTGCTTTAAATTGGTTAATTGTTGCCATTTTTAATTCCTCCTATAGTATTTATGCTGATTCACTAGCTGCTAAACCAGGTGCACCGTAAACTTCATTGAAATCTACTCCTGATCGACTAGCGACAAATGTTAAAGTTATATAGTTGATACTTCTAGCTGGTTTCACAAAGATACTAGCTACGAATTGTTGGCTATCAACTACTCCTGCATCGTTATTTGATTCGTCACAAATAACTTTAAAGTCATAAATTCCTCTACGACCTTGTACTTGTCTCAAGAAAGGCTCTACTGCTGCTCTGAAATTAGCTCTTGTGAATGAATCGTTAAATTCAAACAACTGATTTTTAGCTGCTGTAGAAATAGCTTTCTCTAAAGTAATAAACAATCTACGAACATTAATTCTGCTGAATGCACTTGAGTCATTAGCAATTAGAGTTTTATCTCCGAATAACATTGTACCTTGTCCTGGAAATGTAACGATTGGGTTAATTCTTGCTCGATAAAGTGTATCTCTATCTGCTTTTGTTGGATTGAACGCCAATTTAGTTACACCGAAAATTTGACCACGATTTAATCCAGCTGGTGAATACCAACTGTCATGTGAATAATCGGTTCTGGCACAAATTCCAGCCATTGCACCATTAGCTGGTACATAGATATAACGATCATTGTACCTGTCGTAAATGTATAACCATGTACTATCCATGATAGCATATGATGAACTATTTAATGTATCGGCTGTAGCCTTGACATTAGTAGCACCGGAAGTTCCAGTATCTACAACATCAGACCTAATTGGTGAAAAGAATACGACGCAATCTTTTCTGTCTTGTGCGATGTTCATTAATTGATTGTAAAATGAAGTTGCTTCGGCTCTCGTTACAACTGCACTACCCGAACCATCATCGGCTTGGGGGCTTCCTGATATCATCAAAGAAATATCTTGATTATCAGCACTACCAAAATGTGTATCCCATGCAGTTATTTTTTGACCAGTAGTTGGTTGTCTGCCATCAGCTCCATTCGTAAATGAACGGAATTCAGGTAGAGTTCCAGTACCGAAAGTTGTACCAGCAGCAGCTGAACCAGCTGAACTCCAAGTACCACTATGATCTAACCAGAAAATATATTCACTGGTATTTTCAATAACTGTAACATAGTAGTTAGTTGCACCAAATTCGTCTTTAGCATCAGAAGCTTTTGAAACATTCTCGAATTTTTCTAGAATAGTTCCAACTTGTCCTGATATAAGACCATCTTCATCAATGACTACAATATGTAATTCATCAGTAACACCTGCAGAGGCTCTTCCAGCTGCATAGCTTGAAGTTCCTGGTGCACCATTGAATTGATTTGCAAATTCCCACTCTCTGGATATGTTAGCACCACTTGCTACAGCAGCATCTAATCCTTGAGTAGAGTCATCTTCTTGTGCAATAGTAACCGTTGCGGCACCTGTTGAACCTGAGTCATAAGTAATTGCAGATATTTTGTATCTAACCACATCAGAACCAATAGCTGTAATAATATCGCCAATAACGAATTTTTCACCCAATGTAACTTCGATTGAAGTTCCACCTTTAGATGAAGTTCCGTTAGTTGTTGTCACAGTTGTTGCTGCATATGCTGCTGAACCACCACAAGAGTTTACTTTTAAGCTATTGCCTAAAGCTCCTGCGTATCTAGCACCATATTCTCCAACAGCCGCTGAACCGTCATTATAGTTTGCTCTATAATGTGACAAGTTTTTTATTAATAAACTTTGTCCAGAAGTTGTTGTTGCATTCACCATATTGGTTGTTGCTGGTCTAACTACTTTTAAATCTATACCATAATCTAAAAACATAGCAGCTGGGTAAAAATGCTCAGCCATTATATCAGTAGCGTCTGGTTCTCCAAACAAGTCTACAAGTCCTTTTCCAGAAGTAACAGTACGAACCTCTTCGACTGGTCCCCAGCCAAAGTGTCCTACATATGCTCCTGTTGAACTTGAAACCGCAGGTATAACATTAGTAGCATCTATTTCTTGAACCAGTACTCCTGGCGAAACTTGAAATGCCATAATTTTATCTCCTATTAAATTTATATTTCGAAATATAAAATAAATTTTAAAGTCTGATAGATTAATTCTATCATTAACTAGTATTTATAATTTAGTAAACTTTCGTATCTCCAACAACAGTCCAAACATCTCCACCTTCTATATAAACTTCTTCTTCATCTCCTGAAACAAAAAGTCCTGCAGGTGTTAATTCATCTTCTATCATTTGTTGTTGTTCATCATATAACATCTTTTTCAATTCTAAATCTGTTAAACTTTGAAAGAATGGTGTTGTTATAAACCATGCAAATAGTACTAAATTCATTACTAAATCATCATGGTTACCACCATCAGCTTCCCATGACTGTCCCTTTGATACAAAGGTTACTAATTCGTTGATTGTAAATCTATCTATTACTTGTAATTTGTTTTCTTCCATTAACTCTTTTAATGTAGAACAGCCTATCTGTTTAGTCTTTTTAGTCATTGTAACGCCAATTCCTGATGATTTAACAGAAGATGTAGTGAATACATTCTCATATTCTATATCATAAAAGAGTTGATTACATACTATTTGTCCTTGATCATTATTTTCTATAATAACTAATGCATCATTATACATTTTAGCAAATCTATGAATAATATCAGGGAATAATAATGGAGATATCATATTATCTCTATAAATGCCTACTTGTTTAAATGGTTTTTCTGATAAATCAAATATACTAAATGTTGAATAATCTTGTCCTCGACCTTTAGCTGTATCTACAGTCATAACATAATCGTGCGATCTTTTAGGTTCTTCATATAGATATACATTTTGTTTAGCCCATATCGGATTATGTTGTTGTAATCCAAGTAATGTATTTGCATTGATTAATGTATTACCTGTTCCTAAAAATGAATTACCAAATTCTTGTTCAAATTGTAATTCAGAAGTATTAGCTATTGTTGTTTTTTTCCATTCTTCATCTCTACCAGGTACATCATACCAATTAACTTTAAAATCTTTGTATTCGTTTTTTTCTTGTACAGCTCCTTCATAGAGTTTATGATACATATTACCTATACCATTAGCTGTAGATGTTATAATAACTTTAGATTTACCACCTGATGTAATAACAGGATATGTTGATGTATAAAATTGTTCTGCGTTTTCTACGAATGCAAACTCATCAAGATACAATAAATTTACTGACAAACCACGAATTGAGTTAGCTCCTGTAGCTGATGCTACAATTCTACTATCATTTTCGAACTCGATTGATCCTCTGTTTAATACTTTTGTGCCTGGTTGTAAGAAAAAGGGTATATGTTCTAACATTGTAGTAATTCTGGCCAACATTTCTCTTGCTATAGAACCTTTGTTAGCTAGAATAGCTATAGTTTGTTCTGGTTGAAATAGTAAATACCAAAGAAGAAACGCACAAGTTGTAATTGATTTACCTGACTGTCTACAAGCTAAAATAACACTAAATCTATTTTCGTCAAAATGATCTATTAATTCTTCTTGATAATCATAAAGTTTAAAAGGTACTAACCCTTCATCAAGAGATATGATTTTTACATAATTCTCTATGAAATGTATAGGACTTTCCATACATTTCTTGTATTCTAGAACCTTTTCTTCTGTCCACTCGGCTTGAACACCAGCTCTTTTGACATTGATATTACCGAGATAGCCTTCATTTTTGTGCATGATTTTTTAATAGTCTTTGTAATTCTGTTGATGATCCAACAAATAAATTGTTTTGTACTTTATCAGGCATTGAATCATCTTTATCTAATTCTTTTACTTTTGCTTGTAAGTCAATCAACTTCTCTGTTGTTTCTCCTACTGTTTTAATTAATTGGCCAGCTACTTCATATACTCTTGGATGTTCTGACTCTCTAGCTATATCTAGAATGCCCTCTATTGCGTCCTGACCGCGTTCTACAAGACCGTAAAACACTTCCCTACTATACTTGTAGTCTGAATTTTGTTCTTCTTGTTTAGAATGGTTAGTTTTAGCTAAAGTAGGAAGATTTTTCTCTACTTCAATAATTTCTCCCTGAATATCAAGAAGTTCATCTAATTTTTGATCTACTTTACTCATAATAAGTATTTATGATTATTTTGGATCGCTGGATTTATCGTCTGAATAAGTAACAGTAGGTTGTTCAAAGAAATCTGTTGTTTCATTATATGTAAATGTAGAATCTGGGTCTGCATCACTAGGGTTTGGCATGACAATTTGTTCAACAACTTTTCCTGCTGTATCTGTATTTGATATTTCACCTGAACCCTGTTCGATATAAGTTCTAGCTTTAACTGTTCTAATAATATCTGAATCTCTAACAGGACCATAGATGTAATTTTTCATAACAAAAGATAAATCATATCTTAATACTTGTCTTGTTGTAAAATCACCTTCATATTCATCAGTTTGAGATACACTTGTTAATGTTATCGGAATATCTCTTTTATCAGCCATATCTGGTATTGTATTAATCGTAACTGTATAATCAGGTGTAAAGTATGGCATAATTTGTTCTATAATCTGTAATCCATCATCTGTATTTTTTACTAATACACTCAAATCAAATCCTAAATTATATGGTGCTGGAGCATATTGATACTGCATATTGTTTGGATTACTAGCTAATGCTTTCTTTAATTGAGTTCTTTTAGTTAATTTTCTAGTAGAATCATACTCTATTGAAGATAATTCAAAACCCATTCTAGGAAGTGAAATTGCTGTTCTTGTTGTATCTAAATCAGCTTGTTGTTGTAATCTAGCTATCCATTTAGCTCTAGGTCCATATGCTAATGGGACTTTAATAAGAGTTCCATCAGCTCTCTTAATATCAATATTATTAAACAATGTACCAAAAACTGATACACTGCGTTTAATTGTTTCGTGATAAAAATGTGGTCCAAACATTATGTAGCTTCTCCAAATGGATTACCTTCAGAAAAATCTATGATTCCATCTGCATCTGTTTCTAAATCAACATTAAATGCTCCTGGATCCGTTGGTAATGTTTGTTCAGCAGCGATAGAATTAATAGTTCTTCTAGACACTAGACTATCTTCTAAAACTATATGATCATATTCAGTAGATTCAAGTCCAGATTCTAATGCAATAGAATCAGCTACAGTTCCAGTTTCTAAATCAATAGTATCTGTTCCTGTACTTCCATCAGTAATGTATGAAGGGAATGTCACAGCTGAAGTTCCTGATTCGAAATCAATAAAGTATCCTTCTTGTCCTGTACCAGACAAGATAATTTTATCTCCTTCAGAAGAAGCTTCCATTTCAATGACTCCTTCACTTATGTCTGTCGTTAAGAAAGTAGTATATGTGTTACCTGTATCTGTAGTTTTAATAGAAGATACTGTAAGTTTATTTGTATCTTCACTCCAAGCTGAAACAACACCTGATATAACAATACCAGGATATACCATTTGAGAAACTGCTTCTCCAGGAACAAAGTCTCTCAATGTTGGAGTATCTGCTAATGTCATTTCGATAGCTTGACCTTGTGCTAATTCTAAATCAGTATCAAGAGCTGGAATTTCTGTATCGAAATCTTCACCAGAGTATTCAAATAAGTCACAAGACATTTTAAAAACAAATAATTTATTCATTTGATAAAATGGATTTTCGTGTTCTACGAATTTTATCTCAAATAGACTTTTTGATAATGGAAAGTAGATAAGATCACCTTCATTAGGCCTTAATCCTGTTGCAAGATTAGCGTCTAATGAAACAAATCGTTCCCAACTTCTCCTTGAGATAACAAAAGTAGCACTATCTCGAATTTCTACTCCAAACTTGGAATACAAATCTCCTTCACCTTCAAAACCTTCTACATTTTCAAGATACATTTCTACTTCATATGCATCTTCAAAACTAGAGTTAGCCGCATCTCCAAGAATTGTATCTTCGTTTATTATTTTTCTAGGGAGATAATAACAATTATGTCCATACATGCGTAAGGATTCAACAACTAAATCTTCTACAAGATTTTGTTCTGTTTGGACTTGTTGACTAAAGTGTACATTTGTTGCCATAATTTTACTCCGCTCTTACTACTATTTATGAAGTTTATAGTCTTTAAACCAAGGTGGTAGTCCTAAAAAAGGCCTTCTATCGAATTTATTTTCTTTAGCTTCTTCTTTTGACGCGTCGTTATAATGTAAAAACACTTGTGCACAATTCTCACCTTTAAACGCTTCTCGCCAATGTTCTAATTCACAACCTTGATATATTAACATATCTCCCTGACCTAATAATATACTTGTTCCTTTTTCTCCTTCTTTTCCTGAAGGTTCTAAAAAGATAGGCCACTTATCTCCACCTAAATTTAATGTTGTAGATACTTCACAACTATATCGGTCTTTGTGTCTTTTTAAAACATCTCCTTTCTTATAAATTCTTGCATATGAGTATGTTTCATTTAATGTTAATTTTGTTTCTATTTCTACTCTATATTTAAGTTTCTGTAGTAGAGTTTCCATGACTAAATCGCCATAATGACTATATGTTTCTGGTATTTGATCATCATTCCATTGACCCCAATCTAGATTAAATTGGGAAATATATTGACTATCATAAAAAATTCTTGCTACTTTTCGTTTATTTAAAAAATAATCATAACAAAATTCTGC